TTTTCTCGTTCACTGTGCGCAGTGAAGGTATTATTAGAGAGCTACCTGGAAGAAGCTTTACTGTAGGATCATGTATAGGCTGTAACTGAAAGTCAGCAATAACCCACCACAATCCCGCAGGACGATCAACACCTTTAAAATATTTAGAAGCTAAATGATACAATGTGTCATATTCTACTACAGTGTAATAAATATTATCAGGTAGATTTACAAACCTAAACGGTACGCGATCAGTTAAATGTATTAGGTCTTCGCTGTTGAGTAGCGCAAGCGTGTGTACGTGCCGAGATGTGGAGTTTACTGGCATTGGATCTTATGACCAAGGATCTAGAATTTCAGTTCCTATGTCGTCTACACTAACCGTGCCTGACGTATCGTAGCTTCCCAGTGAACTCTGGCCCCAACGTGCGGAGTCAGTAGCAATGTTGGCAGAGGTGAAATGCGCATCATTAATTTGCGTAATTTCAATACTAGCTTCCGCACGCGACGGGCCTCGCTCAAATTCTGACTTATCCCAGTTGCTTATTTTAAATTCTACTTTGCTAATGATGCATTTAAAAGATAGCGTTTGTGGCCAGATTAGAACCAACGTAGGTGGCGCGGATCCAAGAACATTGTAGGCGTTAGGGGTTGGAGTAGTCCAAGCTTTAAGCAATCGACGCGCGTACTGAATCGCATCCATCACTTCGGATACACCTTGTATTTCAGTCTTATGACCAGCAGGACGCATTCCTGTAAAAAATAATTTAAAAGATATTTTATCGCTAGCTGAATTTGAAAACTGTAGTAATTCGTGGCTTAGCCCAGGAATTGTGACGTTGTTCCACTTAGCCTCAAATGTCTCGACTAGCTCATCAGGATTAAACTGTGCTTCTAGAGTGTCACCTGTCTCTGTGTTAATTATATACAGACGCCGCAAACTGCGCGTCATAGTATCGCTTAGAGAGTGTTTTTCACGTACTTTATTTGTATTGGCCATAAATCCTAACCTACGGATCAATCATAATTGGGTAGCCAGGCTTTACATCACCGTGCGTTTGCTGTCCTCTGACAGCGGCAGCGATATCCTTTAGAAGCGCAGCCTGCTCAGTAGGATCCATAGACCTGTTATTCGCTGCTTTAAGCATATCTTCTAGCATACCGGGCGTAAAAGTTTGTCCGCCAATAGTCAAATTAGCATCATAGGTATTACCGTGTTCAGGTGGCGCACCCATACCTTGCTTGCTTTGTCGTATACCGCCGCCAGCTAAAGTTCCGCCCTCTTCAGTCTCAAAGAATTTTTTACCAATTCCCTTCACATCTAGGCCCGCCATACCCATAGTCTTATTAACTAGCGAATGCTTTTCGTAGGAGTACTTCTCACCGCCAAAGTACTCGCCTAGCTTCATAAACGCCGCCAAAAGCAAGTCGAGCACCATTATAAGTACAAATGCACCAGCAGCAAATAAAGCTAAAGGTTTAATTATGTGTGACCAAAGTAATGCTCCAAATGCCATTACACCTGCACCAATAGATTGTAATGACAAAAGTGCAGATATAGTGAATAGTGGAAACGTCATAATTAGTCTCCACAAAATCGCTTGCACAAAACCTAAACTAAAAAAGAAACTAAGAGCTTTGTATTTTAAGTACGTGCCTAGCATCCAACCAACAGCAGTACCTGTCGAAATAAAATTACCGAACACATTTTCTGAAATCCACTTAATAATATTCACTAACGAATCAAGTACCGGAAGAACCGAATCTTTTAAAGCGGAACTAAAGTCTAAAAAGAAAAGCATTACGTACATGCCGTTCAAAGCTAGGCTGCCGAGAGCCTGCCCGACCGAATGCCCCATTGCCTTCCACTTCTCCATGTTTTCTGAATTAGTTTCTGTCGCTCCACTAAATAAATCTACAAGGTCTTTAGCCCACGAAAAGTGTTCACCAAGTTCCTTCATAACAGCGGAGGCTTTACTGCCTTCAGCAACTGCACGGAACGCAGCGTAAATACCTTCGGTAAATTCTTGTAACCTTAAAATAGCGTATTGTATTTTAACAGCAATAGCGAAAAGCTCATCTCCACCAGTTTTCCCCAGTAGTATAGATGTAGAATTTTTAATTCCTTTGAACTCAAGTAAGTCTTTAACTGTTTTATAAAGAACACTTACGTTTTCAGTAAAGTTTTCAGCAAACCTTTTAGCCGGTCCCAATGAACTTACAAAGCGCACGCCAAACGCACCAACAGCTGCGGTGAGCGAAGCGCCGACAACCAAAAACGCTGTAAACCCTGCTGTCAGTGCTAAGACCATTCCAAGCGTTACCCCCAAGAACGCCATTAAGGGTATGAAAACGCCAACCAAAACAAGTAAAGATCCGGCGAACACCAGTGTGGCAGAACCGGCCATAAACATTCCGGCTGCTGCAACTTTCAAAGGTTTTGGTATGACCATTAATACGCGCAATAACAGATCGGAGCTAGCACGCACATAATAAATTACATCTTTAAATATCTCGCCAACGCTTGACCCAAATTCAAGCGCGAAGCCTTCAATCATACCGCGCATCAGCTTCCACTGACCGCCGAACGTGTCCAGCATGGCGTCATTCAATGTTTTAGCTGCGCCTGCTGCCTCTAGCTGCTTTTTAGCTAAGTACTCCCAGACCTGCGCGCCCTTCAAAACTTTTTTTGTGCCGTTTTCTACAATTTCATAATTTGCTTCAGCGATAGCACTCCAAACAGCGATACCACGCGCGCCGAGTACGTATGACTTGGCGTGCGCTTGCTGCGCTGGGTTAAGCTTCTTAATAGCAGCGTGTAGATCAAAAAGAATTTTGTGGTACTGACGCTCTTTACCGGCCCTTGGCCCTTCGTCCTCAAATAGTTTAACTTTAAGACCTTCGGTAACGAATTTGTGTACCGACTTGTCGCCCATCATGCGGCGCAATGATTCGCGCAAATCGGTAGAGGCGCGCGAAGCGCCAATACCGGCGTTTCTTAGCAAGCCCAAACCAATAAGAGTCTCGTCAAGAGTTTGGTTGTACGTAGCAAATGTACCGGCGGCGACTGCCAAGCCCGCTTCGAAATCGTTAGACTGTAAGTTTGTTGTATTTAAAATCTGCGCGTATTTATCAACAATCTGTTCTGCGCTAAGTGCTTCCTTAGCGAAGGCGTTAACACTGGTAATTAACGCGCGGGATGAATCTGCTACGGAGATACTTCCGAATTGGGCAAGCATCAAAGTAGCGTCTAAGCTTTCCATTGCTTTCGCGGCGTTCATGCCGCCCGTGACAAGCTCCTTCATTCCCTGGATCGCCTCTATTGGGCTGAACTGGGAGATGGCCGCTGCATCGAGTGCGCGCTCTCGTAGCTCTTCTAACTGCGTGCCTGTACGCTCCGTGACGTTTCCTAGGAATGCGAGTTCCTGTCCGAAGTCACCGGCTTTCACGGCTTGGCTTAGCGCAAAGTTCAGGCCCGCAATACCAGTTTGCAGGCCGACAACGCCGCCAGCTAAAGCGCCGACTGACGCGGCCACCGTACTGGACGCCATTCTGGATTCGTGTCCAAGCCTGGCGAAGCCTCCGCCTATACGGCGCAGCACACCAGAGGCAAGGTCAGTTGCCCGGATCGTGAAACCAAGTCCGAAGTTAGTGGCCAAGGCAAAGCTCCGTGCAGGAGTATACTACCTTTTTCGTGTGGCGGAACGATTTGCCTCAGACTGCCGTTCACGAACTTCTACAAGCTTTTTAATGTGCCAGTTAATCTCGCCTACAGAGCAATTGTCTATATCTGCTTTTGTCCAAGTGAAGCCACCACCGGCTTCTGGAAAATATGACAGATAGAAATAAATGTTCCTTCTGCGCTCTTCACTAAGACTTGGGAACAGCCCACCAATGACTAGGTATGGGTCTGCCGGTCCCTGGTCTTCTTCGTCCCCTGTTTCCCAGTCTTCTGGTCCATAGGGGGCATGAAGAACGCCGCCGAAAAAGGGAGATCGACCTCCTGCTCTGTACCGCAGGTATTGCACTCAATTTCGATGTTGGTTGAAACACCGCCGTCCACAGAAGACATCTCGGCCAACAAGTTGCGGCAGTCGGCTACGTCCAACTCTTCCAACCAGCGTTCCGTAGCCAGTCGGTCAATGCCATCTATGGCTGTGATGCGCATCATAAGAGCTTGCGTGATGCTTGGTGATGTAGCTTTCTTCGCCGCGCGCTTCTCATCAGCACCGTTAGCAAGTTTCCAGCTAACAAGCTTTCCGGCTACCTGCGTAGTAAATGGTTTGCCGCTTTTAAGCGTGTCCACCACTTGCTGTGAAAAAGCCTTGATAGGAAGATCCTTATCAAGATCAATTTCCCACGCGATCTTTGCCGAGCAACCGGGGTTCTGGCAGACGACGTCAAACGGATAGGACTCTTCTGGATACGTCGCCGTTCTGATTTTCATCAGAGTAACGAAGCGATCCGCTTGTAAGACGACATCCCAGTTTGGTTTGCCGTCAAATGCGTACGGGCCATTATCCAGCGTTTCGATCCAGCAAGCCTGGATAAGCCTATCTAGGGCTTCTCCGCTACGGACTGACTTGCGGTCGCTCAGTATGTTTAGTTCTTTGGCTTTTAAACCGCGAACTTTACCCTTCAACCCTGAAGGGCACTCCACCAGAATCTCAGTCATTTGCGTCTTCCCCTCATCAGCGGCTATGCCGCCCGCCTGACCTTACTAGGCCAGAAAGTCTACGCTGGAACAAGCGTCAAGTCGTTAACTACGCTTGCCTCGTCCAACTCAAAGTAGTCGTAGCAAAGCGTCAGCGACTCAATCACGTTCTCTTCAGAAGTGTTGTCCCACTCACCGGCCACGAACTTCGTAGGCCACGCGCCGAACAACTGCCAGTGACGAAGCTTGTCACCGTTACGGTCCAATTGGTAGATTTGAATATTGCTGCAATATTCTGGCGTGGGATCGCCAGACTGAGCAGCGTTAGTAACAACCTGCTGAAACCACCGATAAAGTGAGTTCTCTGATGTTACGCCACGTTCAAGTGTCAAATCAGTGTAGGTGACGCGACCGGGTTCCTTGTACGGACGCATGCGTCCGCCTTCCCAGTGCTCAACCTTACCAACCTCGGCAGAAAGCTCTGAGATTTTCTGAAAGCTCGCAGCCTCTTCGGCACCCGATGCCGGATTGATCCAGCGGACTTCGAAGAGGTACTTTTTATAAAACTGACGTGGATTTCCGCAAGTCATTTGCTAGCTCCTGATCACGTACCAGCGGACAGTTCTCGGTCTAGTGCGCGCGTGTCTTGAGAGAACGATACAATGATGTATTCCGCAGGCTTCTGCGTTGCCAAACCAATACGGATGTTCATCCTGCCAGCAAAAATTTCGCTTGGCGGGTTAAGCGCATCACTGGTGTCTACAAAGAAAGCGGTGCTCTTATTCGTCGTGCGGAAGGCACCGAGGTTCATCTGTCCGACGAGGAACCCAGTAATGGTCGCGTTTACGCTATCGCGCAAGCCGCGATCGTTGTTGCTGTTACGGGCGTACTCGATAGCAGCCTTGATTGACTGCTGGATGAAGATCACGCCACGGCGTTCGGCAACAAACGGGAAGTTGCCGCCGCCCTTCAGCGTACGAGATCCATCAACGGCGATCGGTTGTCCAGGCAACCGTGTAATCGGGTTGATCCTCTTAGGGAACACGATGTCCCGCGTGGCCTCTTCAAGAACGGCATCGTCCTCAAAGCCAATCACACCAAACAGACGCCCGCGCTCCACGCCAGCAGGCGGATCGTAAACACCACCAACGCGAGCACCGTCGTTGCGCGCGTACATTCCGGCGATATGCCCAGAAGGCGGAATCACAATTTCCGTAACATCACCGAATACGGTGACGCTTGGATTGCCGATCTTAATCTGCGGCCAATAAAATGCACCGAACTCCGAGAAGTTCAGGATGGCTGCGGTAGTTTCCACGTAGGTAACGATGGCCGAGCGATCCATTCCGGCAGGCGCGTCCAGTACGCAGAACAGTTCTTTGTTCTTCGTGATTTCTGCGTAAGTGAGCATCGCGTTGTGAACTTGGTTCGTAGGCCGATCCGCCACGAACAAGATGTTCACGCTGACGCGGTCGAAGGTGCGGAGGCCGGTCTTTCCACCAGCGCCATCCAAACCAATGAAGTCTGTATCAGCGAGGGCGACCAGACCGTCATCTCCACCAGTAAGCGCCGCAGAAGTGCCGTTCGCCGGACGCTCTTGCAGAGGACTGTTCGGAAACACATCAAGATCCGTGACAGAGATATAGCGGCTTCCGCCGCTAGCCGCGTTGACGATCTTCTCGACGTAGTCGTTTGAAGTATCGTCCATCGTGAGGTTCGACCAATTTTCAACAAGTAGCCCGTCAATGAGCACGCTAAAGTTGAAAAGTTCTGCATCAGGAGGCTGCTGCGTTGCAGTAGCAACTCTGATGGTGATCCGGTTGCCGTAGATGCCTGGATACTTGCCGTCTACCTGAAGCGTAGCCACAGGTGTACCAGCAGCACCGGAGTGTGTGGCGTTGTCGAAGCCAAGCTCATCGTCTGCTGTACTAGCCGCGACAACCTGGACATTCGAGGAAGGTCCGGTCGTGTTCGACGTGATGCGCACCGCGCCACCGACATCGGTAACGGTGATGCCAGCGATGTCAGCCTCAAGCATGGTCTTGAATTCGGCAACCGTCATCTGGTTGACGTCCACGCAGTCGCCGCTGCCAGGAACGTACGTGCCAACCACGATTCCAAGCGTAGCACCTGGGGTGCCAGTAACATCTGCCACGACAATGCTGGAGCCGGTGCCCTGCGAGTCGCTGGTGATGCGGACGGCGTTACCAACCACAGTTGCAGAGCAGCCCACGGTTTCTGCGTTGATTACCGCAGCAACCTCGGCTGCTGTGGCCGCGCCGATGGCGACAAATTCCGCTGTGTTGAAAACAACAGCTTGCGGAGCGCCGCCGTCAACCGCGACTGACAAACTCCACAGATTCGTAATGGCGTACGGGCCAACAATCGTACCCGTACGGTTGGCAGCAATCGCTGCAATCGTGGATACCGTGGGTCCGGCACCGTCAACAACGACAGACAAGGTGTCGCCGTTATTTACGTTGAACGGACCAACCACACTACCGAGCACGGTGCCTGCGGAAGCAGCCGCAGAGGTTGTTAGCAGATTACGCGTTGCCGCTACGGCGGTATGCACTGCATTTCCCAAATCGGAATAGTGTGCAGTGCGCGTTACATAAATGCGCTGGCCGCCATTCTCAAAAAATCCGCGAACGGATTGGGTGCCCACACCAGCTGTAATATCTCCGCCAAATATTTTTGAAAATTCGGCAAAAGACGTGACCAGCGTGGCTTCCCCAATCGGACCCTTCTCAAAGATTCCGATTGTTGCTCCAGTGCCCGTAGGGACAGCCGCAACTGTACGGAATGAAGGAGTTTCCTCTTGGATTACAACTTTCGATGCAAGAAGCTCACCCATTGTTAGTCTCCGTCAGAGTGCGGCGCGTACCACGCGGTCGCGTACCTGTTTGCGCAGATTGCGCCGATGCGTTATCGCCAGTTGCGTCGTCAGACAAGATTTCAACTTCGCCGCGCAAAAGCATAGTGCGAACTTGAGAGCAGTTTTTAATTGCAGGGTGCAAGTCCTCGATCCGGCCTAACGGCAGCAGTGTAATAGATCCAGTAATGGACCTATTTTCGATGGCTGTCCCAGTGCGCCCATCTTTATCAGTGACGTTAACCTGCATAGGTTTACGCTCAAAACCGTACTTCTTATCGCGGAAAGCCGGGTGATCCAGGTTGATCACCTTAGTCCGGTTCGTCTTGTTGATCAGCGTAGCCATTGTCAGTCTCCGTCGCTAGTTAGATTCAGGCGGTATCTGTTCTATGACAAGACCTGAACAGAGTTCTGTGACAGGGCGATTACGGTCTTCGGCGGTATCGCTAGCAAACCCAGCAACGCCTCCGATGTCAACGCCTCGGACGAGAATATTACCAGAGAACGCACGAATGTTCGATTCATTTGGCGAACCAAAAACTTTCATGTCGTCGCCTTCTACCATATCCAATTCGTAGCTTATTGTTCCAAGACTTAAGTTACTAGGATCTACAGGTACAATTAAATATTTATTTCGTTCAAAAAATTGTTGAGTGACAGTCATCAGATTGAGCAACTCTAGCATAGAGTTACTGACGCCG